TTTTCTAAACATTATTAAAGATATGATCTATAGGAAAAACTAACCTATGAATCAGAGCAAAGCTAGAGCAGCAACAGCTCCATCTTTTGCAAAAGTGTTTCCCAAATTGTACAATTTTTGAATTGTTTCCTTATGGGTGGATCCAAAATCCAACACTTGTTTAGCAGTGGTCATAAAAGTATCAGCCCACTTCATAAGTTTTTCATGAACAGGATTATCCATAAAAACATTCATATCTTTAAGCACGTTGTAAGCAATATCTTCTGCTAAACCACAAGATTGTGGAAAATCAGCAGTTGCTAGCCGATCGTAGTCATGGGAAAAATACTCATAAGAAGTATAACCCTGCAATCTGACTGCGGTGTGCAGGTCTTTAACAACACGGACACCAATGATGGTTACAACGGGTTCAACAAGAGGCCCATTTACTGGTCTCTTGAATTCATTTTCAAGTGTTCCTGGAAGAACAACCCCAGCAATTCCTTCAATTGCAAGTCCATTTTCTTTTTTCTTAGCACCAGGACATGAATTGAGTGTAGCAAAGAAATCTGATCTATTGCCACCACCAGACCATTGAGGAGCATTCGGAACACGAACAGCAACAACATCCCCAGCCTGTTGGTACAAGGCATTCACAGGAGTTAGAACAAAATCACTTCCAGTGACTCTGGTTGCATCGTAAGCGTTCAATGTTGCAGCATTTGCTGCAATTCCATTGTTTATTCCTTCCCACATTTCACCAATAGTCATAGTGAAATCAACGGAAGTTGCGGTTATATTTATTTGAGTTGCAGCACTTGCTAATTGGAAAATCAAGTTTGCAGCTATTGTAGTAGCCTGAGTAACCGCAGTCATTTGGGCTTGAGTGCCTGTAACTGTTACAGTTTGAGGGTAAGTAGCCCAAGTACCCAAAACATCTTTTTCCAAGGTCCAAACCTGAACAGTTCCAGGAGCCGCATCAAATAACATTGATAGCACAAATGTTGATGTGCTGGAGATTCCATCTCCACACAAGTAAACTCCAGAGTTCTTTGGTTTGAAATCATCAGTGTGCTGTGGCACTACTGTTTGCTTGTTATTCGAATTTGCAGAAAAATCCAACGTCAACAAGCCAGTTTGTCCTTTTTGCACCTCTCCAGTATGTTTCCAAGGGTAGACAGGTTGCCTTATTCCAACTGACACACCAGTCGGAAGAGTAATAGCATCATTTCCATACATTGCATAATCATTGTTTGCCTTGGTGCTTGCTGGCAATTTTCCAATGAACAATGTAGTGGAATTAAGTTTTGTAAGCACTTCAAAAGGAGTAACCGCATTCCAGCGAGCTCTAAAGAAATAATAGTCATAGCCTGCTTCTTCTGTTGGAAGGATTTCAGAATATGTATTAGTCGTTGCCCTTTGGACTCGAAGATAAGTGTCACTTCTACGAAACCAAGGTACTAATTTGCCATATTTTTCAGGGCAAAGTTGTCTTGCACATGATTGCAAAGCATTGACTAAGACAAAGTCATCATAAGAACCATAGAGTCTGTATATCTTTTGTCTCATACTCACATATGAAGCTGACATACGTCCTTCAATAACTGGCTCTTTTTTGGCTTTCTTGTATTTCTTTTGGGCAATTGAAGGTGCAGCAGCCGGAACAATAGCTTTTGCAACAGTGTTTTTAGCCATTTTTTGGCTAGCTTTCAATTGCCTAATTTGATTTTTCATAGCAGCATTTTGCGCTTGTAATTTAGCATTAGCGTTATGCTTTGGTTTACCCTTTGGTCTTTGATTTCTTGGCATCACGACACTATGGAATTGAGCAGTATCGGAGTATAACCACTCATTACAAATATTCCAAGCAAGCACTCCAACTTCAAGGAAATTGCACTTAAAATTAACAAATGGAGCTGTACACTCCACCTGTTTATATGATCGTGATGTACGAATATGTACGTGTCGGTTCCTACAGTCAGAAGGACACTTAGGTAATATGATATGCTTAACGTCCCAACTGTGCTTATGGTCATGCTTGCAATTTTTAGGTTGCAGCACAACAACATCTTCTGTTTCATAGAATGCTTTCATAAATGCTGTTATTTCTTTCTCATTTGGAGGACGTATAGCATGGACTAATTTAGGATCAACACCAGAATAGTCATCATGTTGTACATTTGGAAAATCAGCCAAAGTCTCAACTGCCATAGTTTCGTCATCTTGGAAACCAACCAAAGTGGGTTCAATTTGGCCACGTTCTTCTTTTTCTTTGACAATTTTGTCAAGCACATATTGAGAAGGAGTGAACATACTAACAAGAAAAAACCAAACAATTTGAAAAAAGTTCATTTCTAGATCACTTAGCATGGCATCTCTTCTAGCAATACGGCGTTCATAAATTCTATCAACTGCTTGAATTTGCTCCCATGTCATATCCATAAATGGTGGTATAATTGGAATTTCAATTCCATCAATAACATATGTTTCAAACAGTGATAGATCCTCCTGGTCCGAGTCCACTTCACTATTTAAATCATCAATATGTAGCCTGACAACTTGTTCAACTAATTCTCTAAATTCTTCATCTGAATCAGAATCAGATTCCGGTGCCTCATCATTAGGAGGTAAAACAATTGGAACGAGTTGGTTCTCTACAACTCTCATATTATCTGGTATATCTATGTGTTCAATACCATATGGTATGGGTATGACTGCTCCAATTAATGCTTTGACAAAATGCAAGTACACATCTGCTAGCAATGAAGCTACAAAATAGTCCCACAACATGTGATATATAAGAGCATAATACCAACCAAAAGAAAATAGGTAAGCATCCACAATAGTACAAGTTAGCCTAACAATTATCTGGGCAACATAACATTGTCTAAATTGTTGTGCTGTGATCTTATTAGCACTATAGGCTAAGTAAATGGTAATACACATAATTATCATTTCAAAGGTGTGAAATAATGGTCTATAAGGGCCCATAAAAAATTTTATGAGTTCTTCAATACATACAACCAACCATAATGGCACATTATCAAATATCTTAAGATTCATCTCAAAGCCAGTATATATTTTGATAAGATCATGCTCACTAAGGTATGCTCCATAGTGCTTACCTATCTCTATTTTGTGTGCTTGGTAATAACGTTGACACATATCATCAATTATATCATACAGAAATTCATTTCCAAAATATGATATCCTCTTACCACACAATGTTTGCCAGGTAACAAGTGCTGAGTCAGACATAGAAGTTATGATAGATGCAAAGGCTTTTTCATCATTATCATAACATGCAATTGGAAATTGCGATATGAGTCTTCCATTTATATGTCTAAACGCAAATCGATGCGACAAGAACTCTAGATCATTAAGGAGATATCCTTCCTCACCTGTAGTACCATGTCCAGCATGGTAAAAAACATCCCTATATATTTCAAATGGAACTTTGCTAGTGCTAAGGGCATTATCCCCAAAACTACAAAATTTCTTGAGCTCATCTTGAGGCTTCAATTTACACACGTAGCAAGCAGCAATAAACATAAAAAGAACATAGGCTGTGTTTAATATTAGGGTGAGTAATTGTCCAGACCAATTGCCATTATTTAATATAAGGACCAAACCATCAAGTAACAGCAAATTATAGGTGGCAATTGACAACAAGTCTATCCAAACACCTCTGTTAAACCTTTTATCATACTTAACGTATTTCTTGTAAGATTTAAAGAAGAATTCTATGAACAGACGATTCATACGAGAATCTTGCTTTATTGTATCTTGGGTCCATCCTGTAGCTTGAGCACCTCCTAATTTTTCAAAAAGGTATCCAAATTCATGCCCATAAACTTTAAGTCCTGGTCCCCACCAGGTTTCATATTTATGATATGAATTTAGTCTACGAGCCAAATCACCAAAGTAGGCTATCATGATAAATAGCACTATTTTAGGAAATGATTGTATTTGTCTAGCATCTTTCGATGTTTCACGAATTTCATCTTTAAGAAAAGACCTTGCTACGGTACAACAGTCATGCAACATAACTTTACCGCTTAAGATATCTTCAACTAGCTCTCTATTCTGGTCCAACAGGTCAACTGCATCTTGTACAGAATCGAAATTCAACGAAGATATTTTCATTCCTGGACCTTTCTTGCCAGAATCAATAAGATACTGTCTAATTTCTTCAAAATTATATATCTTAAGCATTGAAAACATTCTAGGAAATACCTTTAATTGAAAATAAGCTTTAGAAAGATTGAACTCTACAAAATATTTAGAGTTCTTTCCTATATCAATCATAGGCACTGTGTATTTCATTGTTCCCATATACTCTGCTAAGATATCACTCTTAGCAGGTGCATATTTATCAGTCATGGGTAAATTGCATTCATTGGCGAGTTGTTTAAGCTCACCAACAGGGTGTAATTTCATTTTAATAGGAGGAATTCTAGGTCCAGTTCCTACTTTAAAACAATTTGTTTTTTCATGGAATCTAGGTTTGTGCCATTGGAACTGTGGTTCATATGACATTCTATCCAAATATTTGGATAGGTCCAATGGATTATTTGCAGCAGGCAATAATTTTGCAGCAAAGAATGGTTGCAGAAATTGCCCATAATTGAAATTATATCCATCTCCAGATAAGAAATGAACGCCCAACACTCTTCCATGTTTAACATGCCATATTAATGATGTGCAATCTCCATCCATAGTTGAAATATTATAAGCAAATCTATTGAGTTCTTTTTCAATCTTAACGATTTTACCAAACTTAACGACTCCTTTAGGACTAACAAAAGCTATTTCATCCGAAACTGATACAAATTCAGGTGATAAAAGTTTTGATTGCTTATAACTAGTCACTTCAATAGATCCTTTTGGATACACAATTAAATCATGTATAAAGTCTACGGTGACCTTAGCATCAGAAGTTGGTTTGTCATTTAAATGTTCTCCATTTCTGACAATTATATCTTGACCTCTGGTTCTATGATAGTTTGTAAGGATATAACTACCAACACAAAAACCAGGATGGACGTCACCAGCACAATCAAATGTAACAAAACTTTCAAGTAATGTCTTTACTGGGACTTCTGCAGTTATAGGGGCCTTGGACTCAAAATAGTTGCCTCTTCCAGTCCATTTTCGACCTTCTTTCTTATTATAGACCAGTTCCCAATCATCATCAAAACGCCGATTAAAGTCAGCAGCACCAGCTTTAGTAAGGAATCTATCAGCAAATCGTGAAGCACTATCTGTGACTCCACTATAATTTGATATAGCTTTATCAATATAATTTATGCCTTCACGGCGTCTCATTATATCTGCTGCATTTCCTTGATCCATACCAGCATCTGCCAAGTCTTCTTCATTATCAGTGGCCAATATAGCTCTGAGTTCATATAACTTATTTAGGTTATATTCCTCATTCCACTTTCGATAATCAGACTCTTTTTCAGGTTCATCATAACGTTCTCTGAAATCGGCATTATATTCTTCCCACTGCTGCTCAATTTCTTCTTGATTGTAAGCCAACAAGTCATTTACTGTGGCATTGAGAGCATCTTCTCTTTGGTATCCAGAAGCCATATAATCTTTAATAAGATTGTTTGTAACAGCGTCTGTCAATCTACCAAAATAGTTGTTATCAGCATCATATAACTCAAGATACCATGTTTGAGATTGCTCATCATAAACAAGCTCAGGTTTCATGGTTCTGTTATTGACACTTTTAGTGTAAGAATATTTATTGGGGCCTTTGTTGGAGTTCTTACTCCTTTTTGATCCCATTTTTGGCATTTGTTCTCCCCATTGGGGTGGAAGCTTAGCATAATTGTCTCCACGAGCTTCTAATTTGGGTTTAGGAAGAGGAGCAGCTATAGTGGAATTAATTTTCCCTTTAGTTCTTGCTAAATGTTTTGCCATAGCTTTTTTCCTACTTTCTTCAGAAATAGTAGCCCAAATCTGGTTCTTAAGCTCAATATTACCTGCATTTTTAGCTTCTTTATATGCTTTCCATTTTTCGTTATCAGAATTCAAGTTGGACTCAGACTCAAGTTTTTTAGGCTTCTCTTCAGCTTCCAATTTGGGTTTTCCTTCTTTAGCGTTAGATTCAAGTTTGGGAGGGCTAGATTTCTTAGACTTAGCCTTCTTCTTCTTGTCAATCTGTTGAGCATTATTTTTCGCTATTGCAGGCGCGTAATACCATAATGCAATGGTAGCTACTAAAAATAGCACCATAACCAGTAACATTGAAGTCATAATGATATATACGCGTTGTGAAAATAAAGGTTTTTTGACTGGAACTGAGCAATCCTGGGTTAGTAACTCTATTTCTACTTCTGTTACAGGCGGGATCTCTTCTTCCAGTGGCATCGTATAATGACGAGCATTAACAGATATTCCGTTCATTTTGTTAACTAAGTCAGTAAACCCAGTGACGGTTTTAATTTTATCTAAATCGCTCATCATATGTTTTGAAAATGTTCTTTTATTTATTCTACGTAGCAAAATAAATCTAAGTGGCCAATAAAAAGGTTTGATGTACCAAGGAACTGTGCTAGTATGTTTTATAAAGTACATAACACAATAGTCATCAATTTTATTCATAAGATTGGACATTTGCTTTAACATACGATATGGTATGCCAATTAAAGTGCAGACAGTTTCTGATACTACATCCATCTGTGGCACAACTTTAATAATCAGGAATAATGAAGCCCCAAGAATGAATTTAGCAATAGTATTATGCAATAGTTTTGCTAAAGCTTGTTTAACTCCATCAACGAATCCTCTCTTTTGAATCCTCTTATCATTTTTCATTTTCCAGTCCTTATACAATTTGAATGCCTCTTTTTTCTTTTGAGGGTCTGTAATAGTTCTTGCATCAGGGCCGGAGTATGGCGTCGCCTCAAATTGTGGAGTTGGTTCTTTTACGAATCTCTTAATGACCATACCACCTAATTTAATTAGCATAGATTCATCAGTAAAAGTTATTAGGGTATTTAAAAACCAAACACCAAAATCCTCGGAAAGTTCTAAAGTGACTTTTTCTTTCATTTGCTTCGCACTAGTACGTTTATCTTCATACAATGACACTAAATGGTCAATAAATTCAGTATAATGAACATACCATTTAAACAACATATAAAAAACAGCAACTAACATTGCTAAAAGTGTTGCATAAATTTGAATGGTGAAGATAAGGTTGGCAGTATTATCAAAGCAAGTTATAGGATAATAAATACCTACAATTGCAGGACAAATGATAATACAAATAAGCAATGGTATCCAAAAACACGCTATCAACTGTGCTTTCCGCTTGTGGCGCGCAGCAGCAAGATCAACTGTGTTCTTACATGAATCTATCTTGTCATATGCTACGGTATAAGCCACCGCATATGCAAAGTTAGAACACATTGATGATAATCTTTGCTGTGAGTTGATCAATAACACACATTGATCAAATAAATGGGCCATCTTAAACCAGCCAAACGCCTTCCTTAAAAGTCGGGCATCAGAGATCCACTTATAAAAGACTCTGAGGGTTATGATGCTAGATAACACATCACATACCCCTTTGATTTGGGTGGGCATTTTATCAACTGTTGCATAATACAACATTGACAAAACCCTGTAAAGGAATTCGCTAAAACGCAACAAAAAGGGACTATCCTCTTTTTGCTGGATTGCATCGAACACAATCTCTTCTAAGCTTGCATTCGCCTTTGCAGGGGCATTTTCTTCGCTTTTC